AGTGAAAGTGCAGTAGATGCCAAACATATCGTTCATTTGAGTTTAACTGAGGGCTTAGATAGATTTTGGCCTTTTGGGCAATCAATACTAGAAAACATTTTCAAAGTTTATAAACAAAAAGAATTATTAGAAGATGCTGTATTGATTTATCGTGTACAACGTGCTCCTGAACGTAGAATGTTTAAGATTGATGTTGGTAATATGCCAAGTCATATGGCTATGGCTTTTGTTGAGCGTATTAAAAATGAAATACATCAACGTAGGATACCTAGTTTATATGGTGGACAAAGTATTGTTGATGCATCATACAATCCATTGAGCATGAATGAAGATTATTTCTTCCCTGTTACAGCAGATGGACGTGGTAGTAGTGTTGAAGTATTACCGGGTGGTCAAAATTTAGGCGAAATTGATGATTTACGTTATTTTAATAACAGACTAGCACGTGGTTTACGTGTACCTAGTAGTTATTTACCAACCGGCCCTGATGATAATACAACTCCACTAAGTGATGGACGTGTTGGTACTGCAATGATTCAAGAGTTTCGTTTTAACCAATATTGTGAAAGACTTCAAAATTATCTAGCACTTAAACTAGATGAAGAATTTAAGTTATTTTTACGTTGGCGTGGTTTCAATATTGATAGTAATTTATTTTCGATAAATTTTAATCCCCCACAAAATTTTGCTGCATATAGACAAGCAGAACTTGATACCAGTAGAGTTACTACATTTTCAACAATGGAAGCATTTCCGTATGTAAGTAAGCGTTTTGCTATGGAAAGATTTTTAGGATTAACAGAAGAAGAAATTTCTAAGAATGAAAAACTTTGGCGTGAAGAAAACAATAAAGATATTAATGTTGACCCAGAAGGTGGTGATTTAAGAAATATAGGTATAAGTGTAGGAGATATTGAAACTGATATAGGTACTGCTGAAGAAATGAATGCGCCACCTGAAGAAGAATTACCTGAACCTGAAGTCGCAGGTCCTGTTACAAGTGCACCTGGTGCACCGACTCCCACTGGAGCTGCTCCAACAGCATAAATAAAATTATGAAATTATACGAAATGTTCGAAAAGGCTATACCAGGATATCAGGATGCAAATGCTGATCATAGTAAACCTGTATTTAAACAAAGTAGGAAAACAAAACTTACTTTAAAACAAATACGCAAACTTAGAAAAATGTTAGATGTTAGAAACTATGAACAGAAAGAAAATCTGAAAAAAATCCACGATCAATACGGACCTAAGGCTGAAGCAGCAAGTACAGTCTAAAAATTCAAAAACGTAAAAAAATAGTACATTTTGAGCTATTTTTTGTCATATACTATAAATAAAACTATCAAAGCCATTTTATTCAGGAGAAAACTATAATGGATAACCAAAAATTTGAAAAGCTTATTGATCTTATTATCAATGAGAATGAAGAACAGGCACGTGAATTATTTCATGAAATTGTTGTAGAAAAATCAAGAGAAATCTATGAAAGTATTTTAAATGATGAAATGAACGAAGAACAAGGCATGGTTGGTGAAGTTGGTCAACTTATGGATGAAATAAGTTCAGAAGAATCAGGCGAAGACATGTCAGAAGCAGATGATGATATGGAAGGTATGGACGACATTGAAGATGAAGTCATTGATATAGATAGTGATGAAATGGGCGATGGCGATGAGCCTGCTACAAAAGATGACATTGAAGATATCAAAGATAAACTTGATGAATTAATGGCAGAATTTGAACAAATCATGGGTGGCGACGACGGCATGGATGACATGGACGGCATGGATGACATGGACGGCATGGGTGATGAAGAAGGCGAAGAAGAATTGTCTGAAGAAGCAGACGATGAAGAAGATATGGCTGAATCACTTGAAGAAGCAATACAGTTAAAAAAAGTTAGTGTAACACACGGTGATAATGGTGCAAACACCAAATCAGTTGCATTAACAAAACCAAAAGTTGTAAGCACAGGTGCTAATCCTGTAAAGTTTAGTGGTCATGATGAAGCAGTTCCAACAAGTCCTAAAGGCCCAAGTAACGCATACAGCAAAGGTGAAACACAAGTAAAAGGTGCAGGTTCATTTAAAAATGCTCCAGCACAAAACAACGCTGATTTAGAAAAAGCACCAGCTGCTAAACACGGTGATGATGGTTCAAACACAAAGAGCCCAGTCGCTGAGTCTAAAAAATCAGTAAAGAAAGTTATTAGGTAAGGATAACTGAGTACAATGGCTTTGATACTCAAGGAGCGCCTAACTTTCGACCGTGCCAATATGGTCGTAGAAAGTGAAGGTGAAGGTAGTTTAAAGAGCCTTTATATGAAAGGTATCTTTATTCAGGGTGGGGTAAAGAACGCAAATGAGCGTGTTTACCCCGTATCTGAAATAGAAACTGCTGTAGACACATTGAATAAACAAATACAAGAAGGTTACTCAGTATTAGGGGAAGTAGATCACCCAGATGATCTAAAGATTAATTTAGACCGTGTATCACATATGATTACAAATATGTGGATGGACGGAGCTAATGGATTTGGAAAATTAAAAATATTACCAACTCCTATGGGACAATTAGTACGTACCATGTTAGAGAGTGGTGTTAAGCTAGGTGTATCAAGTCGTGGCAGCGGTAATGTCAATGATTTGGACGGTAGAGTCAGTGATTTTGAAATTGTCACTGTTGATGTAGTTGCCCAACCAAGCGCACCAAATGCGTATCCAAAAGCAATTTATGAAGGCGTTATGAACATGAAGTATGGTCATAAGATGTTAGAAATTGGTAAGGAAGTTAAGGGTAACAAAAAAGTAGAAAAGTACTTGAAAGAGGAAGTGTTGCGCCTCATCAAGGACCTCAAAATAAAATAAGGGGAAAAGCAAATGTTTGATGCTATCAAACCACTACTTGAGAGCGGACTTATCAAGGAAGATGTAGCCCAAGAATTAAATGAAGCTTGGGAAGGCAAACTCAATGAAGCCCGTGAACAAGTTCGTGCTGAATTACGTGAGGAATTCGCACAACGTTATGAACATGATCGTAGTGTAATGGTTGAAGCCCTAGATAAAATGATTAGTGAAAACCTTTCAGAAGAAATTCAAGAATTTCAAAATGAAAGAAAGTCACTGCATGAAGAAAGAGTTAAAGCACAGTTAAAATTAATAGAAAACGCACAACGTTTTAATGATTTTATGGTTACAAAGTTAGCAGAAGAAATTCGTGAACTACGTACTGACCGTAAAGTACAATTTGAAAATCAACAAAAGGTTCAAGATTTTGTTGTACATGCTTTAGCTAGAGAGATTAAAGAGTTTTCAATTGATAAACAAGCAGTTGTTGAGGCAAAAGTTAAATTAGTTGCAGAGGGTCGCAAACAGTTACAATTGCTAAAACAAAAGTTTGTCAATGAAAGTGCAAACAAAATCAATCAAGCAGTTACTAATCAGTTGAAGGGTGAAATCAGTCAACTCAAAGAAGATATTAAATTTGCAAGAGAAAACAATTTTGGTCGTAAATTGTTTGAAGCGTTTGCAAGTGAGTTCAGCGTAACTCATTTAAACGAAAAAGCCGAAACACGCAAATTAATACAACAACTAAAACAAAAAGATGAATTAATTGCTGAATCACAACGCAGCATTAGTGAAGCTAAAAAATTAGTTGAAAGCAAGGAACGTGAAGTTAGAATTATCAAAGAGTCAAATATTCGTGAAAAAACAATGACTGAATTATTAGGTACATTGAACGAAGAAAAGGCACAGGTAATGAAAACTTTATTAGAAAGCGTACAGACACCAAAATTGAAAGTCGCTTTCGATAAGTATTTACCAGCAGTTTTGAATAATGGTGTTGAAAAACAACATACAAAACAAAATATCACTGAAAGAAAGATGATAAGTGAAATGACTGGTGATAAGTCTGCCAAAAAAGTAGAAGAAGTTGAGCCAGAAGTATTAGCTAACTTAATCGACTTTAAGCGTTTGGCGGGGCTATAAGTGAGACATTAATTAGGAGAAAAATTAATCATGTCAAAAGTTCTATTAGAAAGCCGTTGGGACGAAACAAAAGACGCCCTGTTAGAAGGCTTAAAGGGTAATCGTCGTAACACTATGGGAGTTCTCTTAGAGAACACCAAAAAGCAGCTACTTGCAGAAAGTTCAGCAGGTACAACAACAGCTGGTAACATTGCCACATTAAATCGTGTGATTCTGCCAGTTATCCGTCGTGTAATGCCAACCGTTATCGCTAACGAATTGGTAGGGGTACAGCCAATGACTGGTCCAGTTGGTCAAATTCATACACTACGTGTTCGCTATGCACAGTCATTGACTGATACATCAGCAGCAGCAACAAGTGTAACAGCAGGTGAAGAAGCATTGAGTCCATTCAAAATTGCTCAGGCTTACTCACGCACACCACAGGCTACAGGCTCAAGTGCTTACTACACAGGTAATGACACAGCGGCTCTTGAAGGTAACGGTGGTAAGCAAATTTCAGTGCAAATCTTACGTCAGGCTGTTGAAGCTAAATCACGTAAGTTACAAGCACGTTGGACATTTGAAGCAGCACAAGATGCACAAAGTCAACATGGTATCGATGTAGAAGCAGAAATCATGGCAGCACTTGCACAAGAAATCACTGCTGAAATCGACCAAGAAATTTTGTTATCATTAGCAACATTAGCTTCAATCGAGTTCACATACAACCAAGCAACAGTAAGTGGTACAGCTACATACGTTGGTGACGAACATGCTGCTTTAGCAGTTCTTATTAATCGTGTTGCAAACTTGATTGCACAACGTACTCGTCGTGGTGCTGGTAACT